ACCCTGACTTTTCGGACAGCGTAGCGCACGCAGAGAGTCAGTACGCCAACCTTTGCCACATAACAATCAACGAACAGATTGTAGGGGGAGACGGGCATCTAGCTTTAAAAACCCTACAGAGCAGGTTCTCGAAGGATTACAGCACAAGCAAGAAGGTGGAGATGCAGACGATGAGCTTCAGCTCAACGATCTCACCAGAGCAACTGCTGGAAATGCAGCAGCAACGTTCAGATTTAGACTCAACGTCTGACTATGAATCGAACGTTATTGACGTAGATGCTAAGGAATCTGAAGCAAGGGCCAATCTGGGGGCCAGCACTGATCAGTCTGAGGAGGAGGGGGGCAGCCCCACAGCAGGGGAGGGGGCATCAAACGCCCCCCACCCCCCTCCTAACCCTCGCACACCTGAATCTTCTAATTTCTCTACAGCATATCAGAAACCTGATGCTGACCCTGTTCCTGCAGAATCAAGGCTGTACTGCCTGCAATGCAGCAAGAGTATTCCTGTGGAGAAGCTGGAGATATTGGAGGTAAGGCGTGATGACTACTGTGACCACTTTGCTAGATTTGAATGTTTCTGTGGGCATATAGGGGAGAGTCCTGTGCTAGGTGGATAAGGCTGTAGAGAAGGCTGTAGAGCTGTTTAAAGGCAGGATCATTCCTGAGTGGTATATGAGACTAGAGAGCAATTATAAAGAGAACTGGGGAACAACTAGCCCCAGTAGGAAGAAGGCTGATGCTAGGCAGTACTGGACTGAGTTAAGCTTGAGCCTTCTGATGCAGCCTAAGCCTGACAAGGGAATGCTAAGGACAGCAATTGAAGCGACTAAAGTGAGCAACAAGGATCTACACGACAAACTGAAGGAGAAGCTAAGGATACTGAGGTGAGCAGGGAAGTAGCAGAAGAGAAGGAGACTGAAGCTGTAGTCAGGTATCTGGCCCACTGTGTTAAGCAGGGGGAAACTTATTATTATGAAGGCAGTGGGCAGAGAATGAGCCACTTGGACGGCATCCTGACTACTGCTGATTATATGAAGGCTGCAATAGAGGTGAAGTGGAGGAGATTTGATTATGAGACTTTAATGAAGTTTCACCAAGGTGAGCTATTGGTTGGCTCTGAGAAAGTGCTGGCTGGCAAAGCTTTTGCCTATGCTTTTAAGTTGCCTACAGTATTGCTGTATTTGCTGGAGGATTGCCTTCTGGTGCAGCAGTTGGTTGATGAGAAGGGTGATACTCCAGAGATGATTAGGGAAGTTTGGGAGGAAGGACCGAAGACAGATGAAGACAGAAGCAGAACAAAAAAACAAAACGCATTCTACAAAGCAGAAACAGCAGAAAAGATCAGACTCTGATTGTGATCTTTTTGCAGAGAAGATCTTTAAGCTGAAACTGCATCCTTGGCAGAAGAAGGTGCTGCAGAGCCTTAGTAAACCTAAGACTAGGATAGCACTAAAGGCAGCCAACGGATCAGGGAAGACAGCAATGTGCGCAGCACCTGCAGCCTTGTGGCACGCTTTGATGTATCCTAATAGCGTTTGCGTAACTACTTCAGGAGTTTACAGGCAGGTGAAGGAACAGATGTGGCCAACTATAAGAAGCTTGGCTAGAAAGGTTGGAGGATTGGGGATACAGATTAATCAGACTGAACTGAGTACACCTAACGGAAGCAGGGTGATAGGGTTTAGCACAGATGATCCCGGTAGGTTTGAGGGCTGGCACGCTGATAATCTTTTGATGGTAATTGATGAAGCAAAGACGGTAAAAGATGAAATATTTATGGCACTGGAACGATGCCAGCCAAATAGGGTTTTACTGATGTCATCACCGGGAGGCTGTAAGGGGCAGTTTTATAAATGCTTTAGTAAGGAGCAGGAGTTTTGGGATTTACATACAGTCACTGCCTACGACTGCCCCCACATAGATCCCAAGTGGATCGAGCAACAGATAGAGAAGTGGGGAGCATCACATCCTTTGATCAGTTCGATGATACGGGCTGAGTTTATGGAAGAGTCTGGGGAGTCCACAGTTATCCCTTGGGACAGTTTGATGCACTGTCTGGAGAATCCTCCAAAGAAACAGAAGGGTGAGGTAGTGGCTGCTGTGGACTTTGCAGCAGGAGCTGATGAGAATGTTATCTGTATCAGGACAGGCAACCACGTTACAAAGCTGATCAGTTGGAGAGATAAGAATACAATGGCAGCCTGTGGTAGGTTTGCCTTGGAGTTTGAAAGAGCAGGTCTGAAGCCTCAACAGATCTTTTGTGATGCTGGAGGATTAGGGCTGCCAATGGCCCAACAGTTGGCAGAAATGGGCTGGCCAATGCACCAGATCAATCTGGGCAGTAGAGCCTTTGAGCCTGACAGATTTGCGAATAGATCTGCAGAGATGTGGTTTAATGCAGCCAGACAAATAGAGAAGGCTGATATTGTTCTACCAGACGATGAGATCCTGCACGCACAGCTTACAAATAGAAGAGTACAGACTACAAAGACAGGGAAGCTAAATCTGGAAAGCAAAGCAGAATGCAGAGCCAGAGGATTCAGTAGTCCAGACAGAGCTGATGCCTTTGTAATGGCAGCCTCCTACAGCTCAGAGTTTCTAATGGATTCTGGACCTAAACAGGCAACACTAGAGGACATCTTTGCAGAGGGGTTGATGGAGCTTAATGATGAAAATCAACTACGGACACAAATGGGGATTAACATAGGATGATAAAGGTAATAAGATTAATTTTGGAAATACTAAAACAAGCTTTTGGTTATGCTAAAGAAACAGAAAAAACACAGATACGGAAGCAGGCTAGTGATCGTCGTGATAGGAAGCTGTCTGCTTTGGACAGTTGGCTGCAAAACCCCTCTAAGGTTGGACAACACGAAGAGGCTAGTGGAGATGAACCCAGAGGGATTCAGGGACGCACTGGAGAGCAGCCCAGCGGGGAGGAAGTTCGTTAAAGACAGCTTAGAAGTGATTATAGATCTGGAGTATGAACTGGAGAAAGGGACAGAATGACAGAGGAACAAGAGCAACATTTAACTGAATTAACTGATACCTTCAGGCAACTCTTCACTGAAAAGTACAGGAAAGGGCAGGCTGAACATAAAGATAACTTGTGGGACAGAGTTCCGCTTGTAAATGACTCTATTGAGGAGGCTCTAGATAGCTTTGCTTATGCAGTAACACTAAAAAACCAGCTTGAGCAGGTAAAATTTCACATTGAAACAGCTAGGAATCAGTTGCAAAGTGATCCCGGCGACTGTGAAAAGCACTTGGGGAAAGCATTAGCCTTCCTTAAATAGTTCTTATTCGCAGTTGTCATATCTGTGTGGCCGTCCTTCCTTCTGGAGGGGCGGCTTTTTTTATGACTAACGAAGAGCAAGCAGATGCTTTTTCCACAGATCTAACCAGATTAGTAAACAGATACTTGGTGGAGTTCGATATAAGCTACCCAACAATGGTAGGAGTGATTCATATGCACGCTGCTGCCTTAGCCTTGGAAGGTGTTTTAGAAAACAAAGATGAAGAAGAGGCTGACTGACTAAGATGGACAGGGAAAAATTAAACGCTAACGTACTACAAGACTTAGCAGACAGAAGCCTCTGGGATACTAGACAGAGGATGTTTTATGAGATGCGGCATCACGGTCTACGGAGGAAAACAAAGCCTTGGCCAACAGCTTCAGATGCACACTTTCCTCTTAGTGATTCAATAATAGAAAAGTTAAAGCCACATTATTTTCAGCAACTTTTCGCTACAGATTTAATAGCTTCATTTATTCCAAATACCCCACAGGTTGCGGAACTGACAACAGCAGCAGCCCAGTGGTTTGATCACAGACTGAAACAGAAGAGCAATCTGGAAACAGAAATACTTTCAGCAATTGACTCAACTCTGGTTAGTGGTCAGGGAATAATGAAAGTGGTTTGGAATCACGCTAAAGGTTGCTTGGATTATTTTTCAGTAGACCCTCAGCATATGATTGTCCCGCCTAGCACCAGAAATCTGGAAACGGCTGACAGAATTACACAGATCAGCACCTACACAATAGATGCTTACAGAAGAAACAAGACCTTCAATCAAGACCCTGAAGTAATCGAGCAAATCATAGGAACCTATGATGAAGATTCTGGAGATTTAACTACAAGAGAAATCAAGTACCAGAGAGAAGGGTTAACCTTTGACAGCAGTGGAAAGATAATAGTCTGGGAAGTTTATTACAGATGTCCTGAATCAGGTGAGTGGAGAATCTGCACTTACTCACCAGCACAGCCGGATATTGATCTGCGTCCTGTGATGAAGATTCCGTACGCTCACGGTAAACCTCCGTTTGTAGCTTTCCCTTATGAGATAAAAGATCCCGGCTATTACAGCAGTAGAGGAGTAGTCGAACAGGTAGCAGTATTTGAGGCAGAGCTTTGTAAGTTGTTGAACGAAAAGAACGATGCAATGACATTGTTTAATCAGCCTCTCTACAGAACAAACAGGGAGATCCCAAATGCAGGCAATATTCGTATGGCCCCCGGTCAGATCCTGCCTTATGACATTCAGCCAGTAGCACAGCAGTCTCCACCTATCAGCTTTGATCAGCAGATGAACCTGATGCGGGAGATAGCCCAGCAAAGGATCAGCACTCCAGACTTTGGATTAAATCAAACTCTAGCTTATCCAGAACGAAGGACAGCTACAGAGGTTGAAGCAGTTAGCAGTCTTTACCAGCAGAGTACAGATCTGAGGATGAGAATCTTTAGGATTGCTTTAGGAAAACTTTACAGAATGAGCTGGTCGATGCTGCAGCAATATGATGCTACAGATCTGAACTACTGGTATCTGGACACAGCTCAGGAAGTGCCACAGGAGGCACTCAGTCAGAATTACAACATTCAACCTACTGGATCTGCTGACGGAGTTAATAAACAGTTCTTATTCCAGAAAGCGATGACTCGCTTGCAGATGTTCAATAATGATCCTTTCATTAATCAAGGACAACTCAGGAAGTCCGTACTGGAAGCAGATGATGCGACACTGGTGAAGAGATTATTTCAAGATCCAGATATACAGGCATCAGATCAGGCAGAGCAACAAGCTGAAGAAATCGGAATCTTGAGACTAGGATTCCCTGCACAAGTTAAACCTGCTGATGACGATCTGGTACATATCCAGACAGTGATGCAATACATCCAACAGAGAGCACAAGAAGGGGCAGCACCTGAGCCAATAGAAGGGCAGATGTTGCAACAGCACTTGGCTGCACACGTTAATCAGTTGAAGGAAAAAGACCCTAAAGCAGCTACAGAAATTGAGCGTGATCTTAATGACTTTTTTGAGCAAGCAGCTCAAGCAGCGAATAATGAACAAGCTAATGCAGAAATGGCGAACGCTGAGGGCGTTCAACCGGAACAACGGATACCCGAAACCCCAGCAGTGGAGTGATCAGGATACGGAAGCACTCAGAGCTTTCTTCGGTTCAACAACAGGCCAGAAGTTAAATAGTTCTTTATTGTCGTTGCACTTGCATCAAATGGAGAAACTAATATCCAGCAGCAAGGCTAATCTCGCTTATGAAGCAGGTTGGGCTGCAGGTTTTAAGGGTGCTCTGGCATCTATTGACGGGCTAATGGTAAGACAACCAGAAAAAGCTCCAATAGAAGAAGGAGTCACAGATGATCTTGAGTGGTTACTGAACCCTAGAACCAATTAGAATTTATGTCTGAAACTGAAACAGTACAAGCTGGTGAGGTAGAAATCACACGCGAACAGCTATTAGGGCAGATTGCTGAGATAGATGGCACTGCCCCCGCGAGTGATACTGCGAGCACCCCAACCTCTGACAACGCAGCGGAGGAACCAACTAGCGAGACGGTCAACGTAGAAGACAAACCCAAGGAAGAAGCTCCTGAACCTAAAGAACAGGTAGAACCTTCTGAGGAACAACCGAAATCGAAATACTCCAGAGCTAAAAAAGCCCAAGATAGAGCTAATAAAAGCTGGAAGGAAGTAAACGCAGCTAAAGAAGAATTAAAGCAAGAGCAAGCAAGGTTGGCACAAGAACGCCAAGAGCTTGAAGCTAAGAAATCAGATGCGTTCTCAGATATTCAGCAGCGAAAAGAAGCGGCACAATTTACTCCTGATGACTATGAGCAAATCGCTCAGGAATATCGGGAGGAAGGTCGTGACGATCTCGCAGAGTTAGCACTTCAAAAAGCTAAAACAGCAAAGGAAACGATCCAGCAGCAGGAAGTCCTTAACGCGCAAAGGACAGTAATGGAACAATGGGAGGCAAATTTGAGCCAGCAAGTGAAGGATAATCCGTCACTACAGGATCAAGACTCCGAACTGTATAAATTCACTTCTGAATTGCTTGATAGAAAGAAGATTTTGGCAACGTACCCAGAAGGTATCAATGATGCAGTGGAAGCTGCTAAACAGTTTATTAAGGCTAAAAGAGTTGACACCTTGGAAGCTGAAAACTCCAAGCTTGCAAAGCAAGTAAAAGAGTTAAACGGCAAACTACAAATAAACGGAACAACCGTTGACCAATCGGGTAGATTGGAATCTTTCAGTAATATGAGTTCAGACCGACAAAGGGATGAACTTCTAAAAATGGTGAAGGATCACGATCAACGGGGTGCAGTTATTAACTTATAAATAAAATAGAAAAATGGCAGGAATTACAGACACAGCTTCAACTGGCATTAGTAACAGTTTACAAGCTTTTTTCAGTAAAGAACTATTAAAACAAATAGTTCAAAACATCGTTCTAGAACAGTTTGCCAAAAAGCAAGCTCTTCCAGAAAAGGCGGGGAAAAACTCAGTTAGGTTTTTCCGTTATGTAGAACCAGAGACAAGTAACATCAAAGGTCTTACCGAAGGTGATGGACACAGTTCAGGCACAGCTTGGGCTAAGGGTGCGTACAAGGAAATGACTCTTGAGTATGTTGACGTAACACTCAGCCAATACGGTCAGGTGATTGGTATTTCTGATCTACTTACAGCTCAGGAATTATTTAATCATATGGAGCAGGCTACTACTGTTAACGGTCAGGACGCAGCTCTACATTTGGATACTAAAATCCTTTACACACTTGCAGATGATACTTCGATCACTGGAGGCACTACAATCACAGCTAACAAAATTAATCGTTTTGCTGGTGCTTCAGCTTATTACTCAGCAGCTCCTACATCGTCTCAGGTGATGACAGGTCTTGAGTTACTGGACACAGCTACAGCTCTGAAGGTTAACAATGCTCCAGCCACTAACGGCTATTATACTGCTGTTGCTGATCCAAGAGTATTGCGTGATTTGCAGAATGATTCTGATTGGATTAGTTCTCGTCACTACGGTGATCCTGATGCAATTATGAAGGGTGAAGTTGGACGTTATGCAGGTATTCGTTGCATTGAAACAACTAACTCTTATCAAACTGCTCACGGTGCTGCAGCAGCTAATCGGGTAACTTACAGCAACACAGGAAGCGTTTTCTCTACAATGGTCTTTGGTGATCAAGCCTTTGGCACTGTAGATTTAGCTTCTCAGAGTCCTTATGCTCCTAAGATGTCTATTGCTCAGGGACCAGACAAAACTGATCCACTAGCACAGCTCACCACTGTTGGCTTCAAGACCTACTACGGTCAGAAGATCCTACAGCCGAAATTCTTGGCTCAGGTTTATAGTGGTACAAACTACAGCTAAGATTATTAACCACTGGGAGGGGGTAATTCCCCTCCCGGTTTATACTTATGCCAAACGTAATGATACCAGTAGCCAGCCTTCAAATGGCAGGCGAGGAGGGTGAGGTTCTCTCACCTGAAAAAGGTGATGCAGTTTCCTTCACTATTGAAGGGACTGTCTCAGAAATGGACGGGGATATGGTCGAGATTGCTATGGAAACTGTCAACGGAGAGCCTGCTTATCCAGCAGAGGAATCTGTTGTAGAAGAGGAAGTAGTTGAAGAAGGACCGGGCCGCGATGAACTAATGGCAGAGATGATGAAAATCGACGCTGAAGGAGGAATGTAAAAATGCCAATAATTGGAAAAGCACTAGAAGGTCGTCAGTATTCAACTGACGGAGGAAATAACAACGCAAAGACAATTGCTATAGAAGCCCCTAACGGAGACACCTCTACAGCACAGTCAGCAACTCCTTTCTTGGAGTTTACAAATGCAAAAATTGACGGGTCCGATAAAGACGGATCTACAAATCTCACAACTTATGCAGTTTCTGGTTTAACACCGGGAGGAACTGATGTTGAGGGAGTTCTTATTAGTATAAACGGGGTTCAGTATTGGATACCTGTTTACAAGGCTGATTAATGCCTTTGTTAGATTATAGGAATGTTGAGACAGGTGAGGTTAGGGAAATCCTAGCCTCTCCTGATCTTGATAGTTTTGAAGAAGGAGGCCAGAAGTGGATGAAGGTTGATGTACCAACCAGTTTTAGCTTCGGAGGCCAACAAAAACCACTCTCTCCTAAAGAACAGATTAAGAGATCCTGCAGATCTGCAGAGATGAAAGCAGGAGGGTGGAAAAGTCGCTACACAAAGCGGCAAATGAAAAAGATTTGGAATTTATAAAAAATGAGCGCACAAAACGATGTTCTCCACAACTTTGGTGAAACAATAAACCTAGAGCTATCTGTCCCTACGGGATCAGCAACAGATTCAACAATTCAAACCTCGATGAGTCCAGCATTCCTGATAATTCAGAATGTTGGGACAGTACCAGTATTTTACAGACTGACAAAAGACGGTAATGCAAGCGGATCAACAAAATGCGCTACTACGTCAGGTAATTACACAGGAATTCTTTCAGCTTGTACTTCAGATGAAGATGGAACTGGAGGAGCTATCACGTTTGCAGGTTACACAGCAGGACTAAGTTTCTGCACAGCAACAGGTACAGGTAAAGTGAACGTAGCCTACAGCGGTAGGATGGGGAACTAAACGATGGGAATAGCCAACATAATTAACACCTCCACATCAAGCGGCGGAGGCGGTGGTGAAATAATCCGCGAACTTGTCAATAGTTCAGACGGGCAAGGACTGTATTTCTCCAACACTGGCTACATCCACCTAGCCAACAATGCAGCAGTAGAATTTGGTACAAGTGATTTCTCAATAGAGTTTGTTATGAATCAGACTGGAGAAGTTGGTTCAAGCGGAGGATCTATTTACCAGTCTGCTACTACTGTTAATAATAAGTTTTCAATAGAAAATCACGTTTCTAGCAATGTAGTTAAACTGATTTTCTTCAACGCTGTAGGATCAGCGACTCAGTACGATTTAGCGTATAATATGGCAGCAGATTACAACGAGCCAACGCATTACGTTGTAAGTTGTGACAGATCAGGAAATGCAGTTTTATATCGTAACGGCACAGAAGTTGCGTCTGTCTCTATTGCTACATCAGCATCAATTAATTTAGGTGATGGTGTTTCGTCCACAGCAATGATCGGCAACTCTGGATCTGGATACACATTCCTAGGAGGACTGTACAGATTTCGGACTTGGAATAAGGCTCTCACACACGACGAAGTGGACACTTGTTTTCAACGTGCTGACGTTCCGTTTGAAAGTCAGTACGGAGAACAGGATTTAGTCGATGCGACTGCAAGCACATTCACAAGCGGCACATATAGCTGGACAGCTTACGGAGGCAACGCAATTGCTAACGTCAGCAATAATTTAACAATCACGTATAATAATAACGTAAGCGGAGCATTTAATTATCTGCGTAACACAAGTGATTTAAAAAAAGATTTAGTAGTTGGTAAAAAATATCGTGTCAGAATCACGGCTAAATACACAGGAGGTTCTGCTGGTCCTCGTTTTGCTGTGAACACGCAAAACGGTCTTGTTTATGGAACTCCTCTAACCACAAGTTTTGTTGATGATATTATAGAATTTACAGCACACCACGCTCAAGATTGTTTTATTAATTTAGAGTCAAGTTTAGGTACTGGGAACGTAGTTACAATTGACACCTGGCAAGTTGATGAAGTAGGTGCATTAACGGATCACGACCTAGCATTTGCAAATCCAACGCAGTCATCGATGTGTCAGGATCGAGCAGGAAATTCTGACGGAACAATGGGAGGCACAATTCAGCAGACTCAACCTATTGTTCAACTTAACAGTACGAGTGCAAGAATTGGCACAAGTCAAGGAACGCCACAGGACAGAGAATTGCTTTTGGATAAATTTCTTACTTTTAGCGACAACGGTGGCACTATTACATCTGATAATGCAGAAGGCGAATTGACGATTGCAGGAGGCAACGCAACAAACAACGGCGGCAACATCAGTTTGCGTGGTGGTTCTCACGGTACGCCAAATACAATTCGTATGCGAGTTGCCACCACAACTGCGATGGAAATTTCAGCGGCCGGGAATACGGGGCTAGGAATTTCTCCAGACGCGAATGCAAAATTAGATGTCAACGGCACAATTTACGTCCGTAACACTTCCGTCAAAGGCGTAATTTCTAATCCAAGTAGTGACATTTTTGACATAGCAAATGCAAGCGGAGGAACGTCAAACCCGATAACATTTTCAACGCAAGGTAGTGAGCGACTACGCATTGGTTCGACGGGAACCGTAACGCTTAACAAGGCGCAAGAGACAACCACCGGAACACCGTTTTCGGGCGCGGCACTTAAATTGTTACCGTCTGGAACAACAAATACAACAGGCGTTACCTCAGTCGCACTCGGCACGTCAAGCGCTGATAACTACGGATTTCTCATAAGTGCGCAGCGAGCTGGGTCAGGCCCAACGCCTACACTTCGAATAACTTCCCACGACAACAACGCCACCGGCACGGAGAGGATGTCGATTTCATCGGCGGGACTCGTCACTTGCTCAAACGGGTTGAGCGTCAGCGGCGACACAGCTAACGGTGATTTCTTAACAACAATCAGTAACTCTGGCACTCAGTCTGAAGACAATGGATTGTTTGTTACCACTGCTACAAGCACTACGCACACCAATGTTTTTAAAGCTGAGTCATCTGGAAATGCTAATATATTCATCGTAAAAGGAAATGGTAACGTAGGCATTGGGCTTTCAAGTGGGGCAATAACAGACCCGTTAACTGTAGGAGGCACTTCAAAATTTGGCGGTCTAGCCACATTTGCCGGAGATTTAGAAATCGGCGCAGTGTCAGCAACAGGCGCGACAGTCGGCTGGAAGTCTTTGGCGACAACGTCAAGTAGCGGGCCGAACACTCAAACGTCTGCGGACAACACAGGGACTCGTGGACATTATTTATTTTACAATCCGAACGGCGAAGTCGGTTCTATAAAAACTAATGGCTCGGCGACCTCGTTTAACACTTCTTCAGATTATCGATTAAAAGAAAATCTTGAACCGTTAACAGGTGCATTAGACCGAATTGAACAACTACCAGTTTATCGTTTTAACTTTAAAGCAGACTCCGAAAAAACGGTTGACGGATTTGTTGCCCACGAGGCTCAAGCGATAGTACCCGAAGCGGTTACTGGCGAAAAAGACGCGATGAAAACCGTCGTTGTTCAAGAAGCAGTTGAGGCAGTTGAATATCAAGAAGCAGTTGAGGCAGTTGAATATCAACCAGCAACTTATTACGAAGAAGGAGACGAACTTCCAGAAGGCGTTTCAATTGGCGATATTAAAACTGAAGAAATTCAAGCCGTTCAAGGTCAGCCAGAAATTCAAGCCGTTGAAGCACAAGAAGAATTGACCGAGGAACAACCTGATTATCAAGGCATTGACCAAAGCAAGCTAGTGCCTCTTTTGGTGGCAGCAATTAAAGAATTGAAAGCAAAAATAGAGGCTTTAGAAAACGCATAATTTTAAAAATTAGAAAATAATGATAGAAATAAACACAATACCTACAGCAGAGCTAAACGTTTCTAAAGTAGCAGTATCACTAAACTCAGCCCAAGAATTTGGAATGCAATTCAGCGTAGTTGGCTGGGGCAAGTTTACGAATCCTGAAGGAGAAGATGTCTGGGGAACCAACCCACTCGTTTCAACTTTACTGAATGTGACTGGACCAACTTGGGACGCTTGGGGGTCTGACAAAGATGATGCTACTTATATTGGTGACTTGGCTTTAGCCCAGCTTGGACTACAACGTGATCCTGATGCTGTTATCGAAGCTGAAGAAACTCCAGTGGTAGCACCAGCGGAAGAATCTGATGACGCAGAAGAAGCCTCTGATGATTTTGAGGAAGCAACAGAAGAGGCGGCAGAATAAGCTGCTAGTTTTTCTGATTTGTTTATTAGATATATTAGTGGGGGGATTTGGGTGAACCTTGACGACTTTAAGGTGCTGGCTAGTGCTACAGTGGGGATAGGAAATTTGATGCTGGAAATAGATCTTATTCTGAAATGCGGAGTGAGCTTGGCCAGTTTGGTTTATATTATTTTGAAGATAAGACAGTTAATAAAAAAAGGATAAAAAGATGTGGAAAAGTAAGACAGTTTGGACGGCGTTGACTTCCCTTTTGGGTGCAGCGGCAGCAGTGGCAACAGAGGAGGCATCACTAGCTGAGGGATTGCATATCGCAGTAACAGCTATTTTAGCAATCTTCCTTAGACACGGTGTAGCAAAGACACAGGACGCAGCAGAGGCAGCCGTTGAAGCAGCTTCTAGCATTACTCCAGCCCCAAAGAAAAAAGCAGCTAAGAAGGCTTAAACTATGGGAACCTATTTGACCAAGGGAACAACCTTTACAACTGGTGACTCAGTTACGGCTGCCTCCCTAAATAATTTAGTAGACAATGCCACTGTAACGGCTGGCTCAATAGGTTCAACAGAGTTAGCTACTAACGCTGTGACTGCTGACAAGATCAGCACTGCATCACCTCAGCCTGTTACTACAGGAACAATCAGGAACAATGCAGTAGATAACACCAAGCTGGAGGATATGGGATCTCAGACTGTTAAGGTACGCAGTACCAACAGCACAGGAGATCCTTCCAACTTGGCAATGATAGGAGGAGGATCAGACGGATCTTCAAAGTTACTTGTAGGAACAAGTGACAGCATCAATGCAGTAGTAGCTGATGAGTTTAAACTGGTTAACAGCAGTAACGTTAACGTAACGAACAACACAGCAGCAAAACTAAGGCTACACACAACAGCTATAACAGGGCAGACAGATCTGACATCAGGCAGTCTAGATATGGACAACGACAGACTTCTGATATTTGACGAGTCTCCTGCAGGACTAGCACAAGTTTCCCCTAAGAAGTTAATACAAAGTTTACCAGCATTAACAACTACAAGTGGGGTCGTTCGATTAGCTACAGCAGCAAGAGCTATTAATCCAACTACTGCAGGGACTGATGACGCTGATGTTTTAACAGTTAACCAAAGTAGTGCAATGCTGATTAAAGCCTTTGCCCACATTATACTAGATTCCTCTGACAACATAACTATAGAGAATCCTTTTAATATTTCTGGTATAACCAGAATTGATGAAGGAAGATTTACTGTAACATTTCAGGAAGCATTACCGGGGGTGAAGTATCACGTTATAGGAAACGGGTTTGAATTGGCTATAGGACAAAATAATCGTTACGGGCAGATAGCGAAAGCAGTAAACAAAACAGCTTCATCTTTTGAACTCAGAACTGAAGATGTTTACTCAGATGCTACACCTAGAGATCCTCAAGGGGGTTTCACGTTTCAAGTATTTGGTTTAGGAACTGCCTAATGACACTTTTACAAATAGCCACATACATCTGCAATCTGGTTGGTAAAACAGACAGTACAAGCATCACCAGATGCAAAGAGTATGTCAGGCAGCATCATCAGTTAATCTATGATTCAGCTCTTTGGCGTGAAAGCCTTGTAGTTGATCGAGTAACAACTGAACCAGACGGAAGGATCATCTACCTTGAATTAACAGACGGAGGAAGTGGTTACACTTCAGCTCCTACTGTTGGATTTACAAGCACAACAGGAAGCTCTGCAGCAGCAACAGCTAAACTGTTTAATGATTCAGTTGGTGAGATTGTTCTTACTAATGCAGGCCAGAACTACGAAGACAATCCTACAGTAACTTTTACAGGTGGATCTGGATCAGGGGCAGCAGCTACAGCCTACGCTTCAGGATACAGTGATCAGTTGATTTTACCGCAGAACATTTCACAAGTGTTGGCAATAACAGCAGACAATGAAGAACTCATCCCTTCAGAAATCATCACGCAGTTTATGGCAGATCCGTCATCAATTAACGAGAAAGGAACTGCTAATAAGTTTTCTGCTATTTCCTCTGTGGGTATTAATTTTAATCTCGTTAACGGCGATCTTTACTTTGAGGCAGTCGATGCAGCAGATGCTGGGAAGAAAATTGAAGTAGTAGGAAAATTAAAGGGTGATCCTGACAGAATTTATAAGGAAACAATCACCTTGGCAGCAAGTCCTTCAACTAATGTAACTTTTGAAAGTTATTCTGAGATTACATCTTTGTCCAAGGAGGAAACTACTGACACTATTATCGTAAAGAACATTACAGGATACGATAAGTTCTACTGGAACGCTTGGGAAACCAAGTCTGAGTTTCAGAGAGTCAGATTATACAACAGGCCAGAGTATGATTCTACTGGACCGATACAGTTGACAATTTTAGGGAAGAAAAAGATTAGGCCACTAACGGCTGACACAGATGCTCCGATGATCAGCGGAATAGATAACGCACTGATCAAATACGGTACTGCAGATATGCTAAAGAGGCAGAGACAGTACGGAAAAGCACAACTGGAAACTGGTGAAGGGGATAGACTCCTAGCAGTGGCCAGAGATGCAGAAACAAATCAAACAGCTAAAATTATGAGGATCATCCCCGAGGATCTCTCAGGAGCATATACCCGAAATGATTTTAGTTTCTAAAAATGCCAGTCTATTTCAATGATGCAGTTGACAACACTCTGCTGTACGATCGGCAGGCCAGTTTTATAGGTGGCCAAGTCTCTAATTTCAGGGAGAACCTTTTAAACGAGTCTCAAGCTGAACTGATTAAAGATCTAGCCCCAGAGATTAACGGGGTTCTCAAAACAAGAAGAGGCTTTCACAGGTTTGCAAATCTTCTAGGTAGTACTACTAACAGTATAAACGTACAGACGTTACACTTCTTTGACTCTGACAGCAGAGAAAGAGTGATAGCTGCAGTAAACGGATCTCTGTATGAGATTCAGAGCAACGGAACAGTAGCAGCTATAAGTGCAGTCGCTGGATCAATGAGTCCTGCAACTACTCCTGCATATATGTGCCAGATAGCTGATAAGATGTATTGGAGTAGTGATAGCAGTAGTAATAAGATATTTGAATTAAAGTATTCTGGAGGTACTTGGGTTAAAACAGTGGCTGCAGATTCAGCTCCCTTAAATGCTAAATACCTAATAGCAAACTCAGGAAGAGTTTTTGCGTACGACGAAACTAATAATGATATTTACGTTAGCAGCATTCTTCCTAATCTAACGGCTTTTGTAAAAATAGATAAAGTTGGGGGGTACGCTACAGCAAGCTACACAACTAGCGGCATTGAAGTTGATGCTTTGCCTGTGCCTTTAGATATAGGGCAGATATTAACCTTTAGCGGAGGAGGAGCTTTTTCAGTAAGTGCAGAAGCAGCAGCAAACGCTACAAAGATCTTCGGAACATTAACAGGTTCAGCAGTAGGAGATAATGAAGAGGCAGCTATTCCCAGCACACTGTTCACTTTAGGAACTACTAAGATAAATCCGTTCAAAGTAGGCACAGGAGCGGAAACTGTGACAGGAATGTACTCTTGGGTAGGAACTAACGTAGTAGTATTTTGCGAGAACAGTGTTTATCTGGTTGACACCAATCCTTTAACAGCAGCCACAGCTACAGCAGGCAATGCTACAGCTACCTTCACTATTAGGCAGGTTAGCAATAAAAGTGGATGCGTTAGCCACAGGGCTGCCGCTCAGGTTGGTGAAGATCTCTTCTATTTAAGCAAGGACGGAGTAAGAAGTCTAAAGCGTACAATGGCTGAGGAAATGGTAGCCAGCACTGCAGGAGTGATCAGCTATCCTATTCAAGATTTAATAGATTCAATAAACTGGAGTGCAGCAGTTCAGCAGGCTTCAGCAACTTTCTGGAACGGAATGTTTATGCTATCTGTTCCAATACTTAGTAGCACAGTCAACAACTGCCTCCTGATATACAATGTAAATACCAATAGCTGGGGAGGATACTGGCAAGGGAATGCAGACTATAACGTCAAAGCTATTGATTTTGCAGTGCCAGCCTTCAGTGGTTATGCAGAGAAACTTCTGACACTGGACAAGGTTGGCAATGTAATGGAGCTGAGAGATTACGTCTCTCCAGAGAATGCTGTTTCTACAGATTTTCAAGACAACTTTGACGGAAGCAATTACAGAGATACAGCTTGGCAAGCAGTTACAAGAGGCTTGGCTTTCAATGATCAGCTTAGTCCAAAAAGTGGAGACTTTGTAGAATACGAATTTGATAGAAGTAATGCCAAGGTAGACATTCTCCCAATTCTGGACGGAGATGAAGGGGATAGATTGGTAACAAATTTAGAAACAGGATCAGGCCAGATATTTCTTGGCAGTTCTGGAACTGTTACAATAAATAAAACTGCTGGCTACGCTATAGGAGATTACACCTCTTCGGGTGTTATTGTTGATGCTTTACCTATTGCAGTAAGTAACGGGCAGACTTTGTTTTTTGCAAACGGAGGAAGGCTCTCTTTAAGTGCATCAGCAGCAGCTACAGCTACAACAATTTACGGAACACTTTACGATGCTGCACTGGTTGATAATGAAGAGGCAACTGTAGGGACAAGCTCCACTACACTGCCTTTCACTTTACCAGATGCAAAGGTTAGAAGGTTCAGATACAGCCTCACACAGTACGATCCTTTTAGAGAGCTACAGTTTAAGATCCAGCAGAGCACAGGAGACACCACAGGAAATAAATACGTTGCCTTGAGAAGTATTCAAGCAGGGGCATTTATGGACACTATGGAGGCTGACCAATGAGCTACGAGGATAAGGTAGCAGAAGCTGTAAAACTTTGTGCTGGAGGTAATAGGGAAGCACACCTTTACCTAAATATCATCTGCAAAATAGCTAGGTTTATTGATGACTTGTACGATGATAAAGAGAACTGGAAAGGGGCAGATACTTATGACTTAGCCTTCCTTCTCTTGGTAGAGCTACCAGATAACAGCTTCTTTAATCAGCATAAGCATAATCTCCTTCCTCTGCATTTAGTTTGTCTCAATGCTTGGAAGGATGCCAATAGCTGGGAAGATGCTGGCAAAACTAAACGTACCTACGCTTTAGTGATTAGAGATACTTTGACAGAATTAGGTTTGATGACCGCCTTCCTCACAGGAGGAAAAGATTATCTTGAGAGTATTAGTTTAACAGTGAGAGAACTTTTTATAAAAGAGGAATTTTAAAGATGGGATTGTATTCACCAGATCCACCGGAACCACCGAATTACGCAGAAGCGACTACTGAAGGAGTTAGAACAGAAGCGTCATTATTAGCTTTGAAGAAGCGTATTGAGGCTGCTGCTCGTATGGGAGAGAAAACAACCTATAAAGATCCTGTAACAGGGGAGGAAAAGGTTGCTGATTTTACAGGTGTTGGTGATGTTGATCAGTCTAGAAAAGAATTGGATTTTGCGAAAGAAAGTGCTGACAGCATTGCACAGTCAATGCTTGATATTCGTAAAAAATACGGAACTGAATTTGTTAAGCAATCACTTGAAGAGTTAGAACTATCTGATCCTCAATTTAGAAAAGTTAGAGATGCTTTAGGAAAAGCAGCTTTGGAAGACGTTGAATCTGGTTATGCACTTGCTCCCGGTATGCGGGAAGAAATCCAACAAGCTGAAAGAGCTGGGCAATATGCTAGAGGTAACGTCTTCGGAGCAGCACCAGCAGCAGCGGAAGCTTTTGGAGTTGGTAATGCAGCTTTCCGTCTAAGGCAGCAGCGTCTAGCTAATGCAGCTAGTTACTTATCAGGTACAACACCTGTAGCTCAGTTTGGGCAGATCGCAGGAGCACAGCAAGGAGCTGCTCCTTTCCAACCAATGGGAATCAGACAAGGTTTAGGACAAGATCCAAATGCTGGAGCTAGATCGCTAGGGTTAGCTACAAATACATACAATAATCAGTTTCAGGATTATATGAACCAACAGCAGCAAGGTGCTGATATGTTCGGCTCTGTAGCTGGGCTAGGTCTAGGAGCTTTCACTGGAGGACTTCTAGGAGGTAAAAAAGGTGCTTTAGGTGTAATAACAGGAAAGGTTTAAAATATTATGTCAATGAGCGGAAAAACATTTTTGGCAGCTTTTCAAGTTGGTTCTAATTTAGTTCCTGATGCAATCGACGGAGCTATTAAAAGAGGCAAATTAGACGCTGAAAAAGTAGCTCTTGAGCTGCAGAATAAAGTTAAACAGAAAGAAACAGAGAGATTAGAAACGTCTAATACAGAACTGAAAGCTTTTAAAGACGGTTGGTCTAAAATTAAAGACGTTAACTCTCCAGAAGGAGCTGATCAGCTTCAAGGTTTAATGAAAAAACACCTCTTTGGAATAAGCCAGTACAAACCAAATTTAGATACATTGACGGGTGAGTTAAAAATGCTTGATCAATTCACAGGACTGTTAAGTACAGTTAATTCTGATATTCAACAAAAGAAAATTTTAAGAATGTACAAAGATCAGAATCCTGCAGAAATGTTAGATTTTAGTGAGTACCTTTCACCAAACGGAGATATAGATTTCAAAAAACTCCCTACAGAGTTGAAGCAAAAAGTAAAAGATTGGTACTACAAGGAAGAACGTTTTTCTGAGTTAAGAGCTAAAAGCCTTATCCCTAAAGATGTAGAGAGGGGAATCTTCGGGGGATTAACATCAGAAGAAAAAGGTGATCTGAGAACTTCACTGAAAGATGTTAAGAAAGAAAAAACAGTAGCTCAGTATGTACAATCAAGACAGGCTTTTGATCAGATTAAAACACTTGTAAATAGAGCAGAAAAAGAAGGAAGATCGTTGAAAGGGCCGCAGGACATTTCAATAGTCTTTAAGTTTATGAAGGCTTTAGATCCTGAATCTGTTGTTAGAGAGGGTGAGTTTGCAACTGCAGCAGATGCTGGAGGCTTGCCTGTTAAGGTGGCAAACTTAGCCAACAAGATTTTCGAGGGGCAGTTACTCACTCCTGAGCTAAGAGATTCATTTATTGAAGCAGCTAGGGACGCTGTGGAAGGCAAGAAGACACAAGCTGTTTCCACTGTTCAAAGTTACATAGGTGAGAACGAGAAACTTCTCCCTTTGGTTAAGGATGTCCCTAGATATTTTGAGGACATACTTAAACAAATAGAAAGCCCACTTGTAGAAGTTGACTCAAAGACAAAGAAAAAAATCCCTACAGTAGTACCTGAAGATATTGGGCCTTTTGTAAATGAGGAAGAAGCTAATATTTATTTAAAAGGTTTAATTAAAGAAGGGAAACCTCTCCCTTTTGCTGTTCAGGTAGGCGGCAAGATTATTAAAGTTCCAGCAGCAGAAAGGGTAAACAACAAACTAGCCCAACAACCTTCTCAAGCGTCTATAGCTCAAGGTGCTGATGACCTTGAAGCACGAAAGAAAGAAATTGAGAAAGAGCTTCAAAAATACAAAGGCAGCACAGTTGACACTGAAAACAAAAAACGTTTAGAGAGTGAACTGGTCGATGTTGATGCAGCTTTAAGAAACTTAAAACAAGCTAAAGATCCTGATGCCTCCACAAGTCAAAAGAACTGATTCCGGAACTGGGCCACTTATTGAATTAGAAGAAGTAAGTGAAGAGATTCCTGTTGGTCTATCGTCAGAAACAGATCCAGTAGGTTCACCTGCAGACGGTGATTTTCTTGGTGAAGAGGTAGACGAAAATCTTTTAGGAGAAGAAGTCCCTCAAGACCAGTGGAGAAAAGATGAAGCTGGAAATATAATAATTGATCCAGCTCCTGAAGACGATGACCTGCTAGGTGAAGAACTTACTTTTGAAGGAGCACCTAAGTACGAAGACGGTATTTATACTCTTGAAGGATTCAAAGAGTGGGAGCAACAGGAGAAAGAAGAAGGCAGAAACGGTTTTTGGCACTGGGCAACTAAAACGCTTCCAGAAGCTTCAAAAGAAGCTTTCAGCTATCTTTATGAAGGCGGCAAACAAATCCCAGACAAGTTCAAAGAAGATCCACTTAAAGCTACTGCAATCTTTCCAGAAGCAGCCTTATCAGCAGCAGAGGGTTGGGTTGATATAGCAACAGGAGCTGCAGATCTTGCTCAACGTCCTTTTAGAGCTGCTGATGAAAATCAGAAAGCTAGATACGAACGTTATAAGATGTTCGCTGAAAGAACTAAGCGAATATTAGAAGACAGAAAGAGCAGGGTAGGAGATGCAATAAGAGCAGCAGGTTATTTTCTTGATAAAGATCTTAATGAATATGCTGCAAAATATGATGAAGGAATCAATCCAGCTTCTGCTGACACTTTAGGAATTGTTTTAGATCCCGGTGCTCTATTTGGTGGATCTATATATAGAACTGTTGGAAGAGTAGCAGGCAAGCCTTCAATAGCTGCTAACAAAGCTCTTAACAATGTTATTAAGGGAATCAATCAAGGGACTACAAAGAAGATTTTTGATGTAGCAAAAGAAACCCTTAAACGACCAGCAACACAAACAACTAAAGATGCCCTTTCAAGGGTTTACTCTGTAAGCAAAGAAATAGCAAAAAGACCAGCAACCTCATTTGCTAAAGGAACAGGAAAACTTGTTGATTCCACTGGTAAACTTATTGAGTATGCAGGCCAAGGAATATCAAACTTAGGCCAAGAAGGAAGGCTTTTAGAAAAATTTCCACAAACTGCTAAAGGCATTGGTGAAGTTGTTAAGATTAAAGGGGGAGCAATTGGAACACCGGGGCAGATAGTATCTGTTGTATCAGAAGCAGCCCAGAAAGGCGGCAGAAGACAAACAGGACTTGGCATAGTTAAGAAGAAAGGAACACTTAGGGATCCAATTCAAAAAGGGGTTCAGTTACTTGATACTCCACTCTCTGACAAGATCCTAAGAAATGCTGGAGATCTTGCTGACAAGATAACAAAAGGGACAGCTATAGGAATGGGAACCGGATACGTTGCAGGTGGAGCTGAAGGAGCTGCTGCAGGTGCAGGATTCGGAGCCTTTGGTGGAGGTTTAGGGTACGGTGCAGAGAAAGCAGCCAAATACACTCCGCTTGTAAGGAACAAGTTTAGAGGTATGGAACGCCTTAAACTTGATGAGGAATTTATCACAGATTACGCATCACGACTTCCAGAAGATCAAAGAAAAGCTTTCTTAAATCCAGATAGAAGAATGGGAGTCTCTGATCTTGCTGCAGAAGCTGATGCTGCCCAGTTGTTTCAGGGTTATATGAGCAAGAAAGGATCTAACGTAGATATTAAATACACAGACGGGGAGGGAATGGTAAAGGCAGCAAGCAAAGATCCAGACAACCCTGATTTAAACGCTAGATTTCAATACGGATTTTATGATAATAAATACGGAAATAACACGATTTATATAAACACAGACGCAAGTGGAACAGGAAGAAACAGAACATTATTTCACGAACTGTTTCACCCTACAGAATACTTCTCTGCTCCTTCTAAAAAAAGAAAAGGGAGAGACAAAGGTGAAGGGGTTGATCCTTTTGGTGACACAAGGGCAGAACTTGAGCAGGTTATTTTCGGCACTTTTGATGAAGCTGGTAATAGAAGGAGTGACGGACTTTATACTGATAAACAGATGTTGGATTTTGAAAATCAGTATCTTGACGCAGTTTATCAACAAAACCAAAACTCTCCACTTGGAAGAAAAATAACAGAAGCAAGGAAGATAAGAGATGAAGCTATTAAGCAAGGAGACTCTGAAGCTACAGACCAAATCACTTATTTACTTGGTCAGTACGAGCTGCAAAAAAGACAGAATAAGAAAGCTAAAGAGAATTATTTAAAAGGTGATATAGCAACGAGAAGGAAGAATATAACTTCAGAAATTCTTTCTGAACACTTTGCTAACTTTGGTGAACAGTCTCACTTCGGACTTCTTAGGAATGCTAAAGACGTTCTGTTTAAAAATAAATTTAACAAGAATACTCTAGGCAACAAACTGACAAAACTATCTCTCTCAACACTGGGAGGAATGAGGAGGATGTTAGAAGGAAAAGGAGTAACCTTTGACGCAGCAGGAAAACCTAAAGGAGACTTTAAAGCTGAGAGTAAGATCTTTATTGACCCGCTGACAGGTGAAAACTTAATAACATCCCCAGAAGTTGAGCATCTACTTGCTCAGTATGTTGTAGCTCTAGATACGGTTAATAACAGACTTATTTTAGAAGATTCAAAGTTTGACACTGTTGAAGCTGCAGGATCTTTAAAAGATAAAAAGAGATCTGATTTAACTCCAGAAAGAGAGAAGCAACTCAGAGAGATCGGTTGGCTTGAGGATTTTGACGGCAATGATAATCCAATTTTTTCAACAGCAAGAAAAAGGAACAAAGAGCATAAAGAAGAAGTAGCCAAAGTA